TACTGGTATTAGAACTGCTTGTGCAACTTTATCTCCTGGCTTAAGATATTGTGTATTCAATCCAATATTGTGGAGATTCACATACACTTCACCATCGTAACCTGGATCAACCACGCATGCGCCCACTACTAATTGTCGTTTATAAGCTACACCTGATTTGTTCTTAATTTCAAGCATGTGCCCATATGGCACTTCTACTTTAATTCCAGTAGGAATAAGTTTTGATTCGCGCGGAGGAATGGCATACCCTTGTTCTCTAATGAGAATTTCTTTTTCTCCGTTCGGACAATAAAAAAGATCCATTCCTGCGTCTGTTCTGTGTGCTCGCAAAGGTAACTTTGCCTCTTCTCTGATCTTGTATACTTTTAAATTCATGGGGCCTCCAGTATTAAATTAGCCAATGCCTCTATTCTAACACTTATGTTATATAAGTCAACACCTTTTCGTTGTTGTTCAAGAATTAATTGTGTTTCCTTTACTTCTAAGACTTCTAAGGGTGTATCCTTTGGAAACTCTTCTATAACACTAAACTCAAATGCTTCTAAACCGAAAGTATTATAATCTTCTTGAAGATACTTGTTATCGTGTATGTTTCTCTTGAGGGTGCTTCTGTGGCTAGCCCACCTAACGGGATAACCAGTGGAACACCCAATATAAACTTTACCATCATTTATGTTTTTAATTTGATATATTGCTGCTGATAAATTAGCTTGGTATTGTTTTTTACTTGCAGCCAATTTGTCTCTGTTTTTTTCACGCCAGCGTTTATATCTTTCAGCGATCTTTTCTTTGTTTGCTTCGCGGTATTGTTTGCCTTTTTCAGCGATCTTTTCTTTGTTTGCCTCGTAGCGTTGTTTTCTTTGTTTAGCGATCTTTTCTTTGTTTGCTTCCTGGTATTGTTTATTATATTCAGCGATCTTTTCTTGGTTTGCTTCGTAGTATTGTTTATTTCTTTCAGCGATCTTTTCTTTGTTTGCTTCGCGGTATTGTTTATTTCTTTCAGCGATCTTTTCTTTGTTTGCTTCGCGGTATTGTTTGCCTTTTTCAGCAATCTTTTCTTTGTTTGCTTCGTAGTATTGTTTTTTATTTACAGCCAATTTGTCTCTGTTTTTTTCACGCCAGCGTTTATTTCTTTCAGCCATTTTATCTTTGTTTACTTCGTAGTATTGTTTTCCGCGTTCAGCTATTTTATCTTTGTTTGCTTCGTAGTATTGTTTTTTACGTTCAGCAATCTTTTCTTTGTTTGCTTCGCGGTATTGTTTTTCTCGTCTAACACAACAAATTTTACATTGAGACTGCAATCCGTTTTTTTTATTCTTATCTTTATAAAACTCACTAAGCATCTTCTCTTCGTGACATTTGGTACATATTCTGGTTTGCATTATTACCCCAACATCCTAAAGTTGTATTTAATTGAACGAGTGCTAAATCCCCACTGCTCATTGTAATCTAACTTGCTCATGTAAGGATGGTTCAAATAGATCTCATCCTGTTCAGGTTTAACTCCCCAACATTTAATGGAATTAACTGTGGAAGTGTTATCAATAACTTTAACTATCCAATACGTTTTGCCATTCTTAGTTTTCTTTGGAATAACTTCTCTCGGAATAAACCACGCTACTCCCAAATCATTATCCCACTCGCCAAGAGGTGGCACCTTATGATATTCTAACCTACTCATTGTGTGTTTGTCAAGAACTAAATGCATAGGAAAAATACCAGTGAGAGAAACAAGATTGTTAATTTTTTCCTCATCGTTAAATTCTCCTTCGGGTGAATACATCTGAATGTTTTCTTCAAGCTTCTTTACAGTTTTGGGTCTGTCAACAACAGCAGCAGACCAAAAGTGTTTGAGACCTGTAAATCTATCATCTACTAAACTATTTAATGCTCCGCTTCTAGCCAAAACATCCAATGCTTTTTTATTTAGTTTACTATAAATGATGTCTTCGTTAAAAAGAAATTCTTCAATGGTATTAAAAGGTCTGTTGTTTATAATTTGCCCAATTGCTTTATCCCCTAAACCTTTTAAAGAAGTTAAGGGTTGGATTAATGTTTTATTGTCCTCCGCAATCTCCCACACGGCGCCAGACTTATTAACATCAACCGCTTCGATGTTAAACTTGAACTTCTGCGCTAAACTGATTGCTTTTTCTTTTCTTGTTTCAGGTTCTTTATCAAGAAACGCTGCCATCCATTCTGCTGGATAATAATTAAAAAGCCATGCGCACTGATAAGAAAGAATAGAATAAGAAACAGCATGTGATTTGTTAAAGCCATACCCTGAAAAGTATTCAAACTTTTTCCAAAGCGCACTCGCTGACTTCTCGGTCATTCCTTTTTCCAGACAGCCTTCAACAAACTTAAGCCATATTTTAGTTTTCTGTTCTTCAACTTCTCCTGTACCTTTCTTTATAAGAAGTTTACGAAGTTTATTTGCCTCATCCAAGCTAATATCTTTTCCTAACCTGTGAGCGAGAAGTGCAATCTGCTCCTGAAAGATAAGGAAGCCATAAGTTTCTTTTGTCACTTCCTTGACGATATCATTTTCATAGCGTATCTTGCCAGGATTTTCTTTTGCCTCAACATAAAGCTTATCTACGTCGGCACCTAAAGGACCGGGACGATAGATGGCAGTAACGGCAGCAATATTAATTATGTTCTTTGGTTTTGCTTTCTTACAAAACTTCTGCGATCCAGTTTCTGTAAACTGAAATATGCCGGCCCACTTTCCTTTGTGAAATATTTCCTTATAAACTTTCTGGTCATTCAGATTAATCTTATCTGGATGAAGATGATCATCATAATACTTCTTAATGTCCCCAAAAGTGGGATTAGAATTGTTGTGATGTCTTTTAAGTATGTGTCCTATCGCCCCCTCAATCATCTTTAGCGTTGAGAGACCGAGAATATCAAACTTAATAAAACCCAATGGTTCCAAGTGTCTAACGTTCTGACCTTCAGACCATGGAGTTTGTGTAACACCTCCGCTGTTTATTAGCGGCATAAACTTATCCAGTTCTTCGCCAACCACAACACCACCAGCATGCCTAGAAACGGATCGCGTCTGGCCATACAAAACATTAATATGTTTAGCTACTTGTGGATACTTGTTAAGGAACTTTTTAAGAGATTCTGAGTATTCCATTACTTCATCAAAAGTCGGAGTATAAACTCCTGACTTTATTCCATGTTTCTTCTTCGCTAACGGAGTTGCTTCTTTCATCATTCGCGATGTCACTGGGTTTACTTCAGTAAAAGGTATGCCATAAAACTTTGAAATGTCTTTCACTAGTGAACGAAGCTGCAAAGTATTAAAGTTCGAAATGGGAACAACTTTATTTTTGCCCCATTCCTCGATTAACATCTCTTTTAGTTCCATCGGATCTGACACGTCATAATCAATGTCCGGATAATCTGTTGCATCTCTGCGCAAGAAACGAGAAAACAAAAGATTATATTTAATAGGATCTATTTGTGTAATGCCCATTACATACGCAACAAGCGAACCAGCAGCCGATCCGCGTCCTGGTCCCGTTATCTGTACAGAATTTGCCTTTTCAGCAATTGCGTTCATCGTTAAAAAGTATTTACTAAACCCTCTATCATCAATAACTTCCATCTCTTCTCGGAGTCTATTGGCATATTCGTCGTTCTCGTGAAGGCCCAGCTTTCTCAGCCCATCCACACATAGCCTTGAGAGCGCTTCAGAAGCCGTCAGACCTACGGGAACAACGAAGTCGGGTAGTCGCACCGTGTTGTCGGGAAAGAACGTCTCTACGCGGCTGTGAGCGATAAAATGTGTTTCTTTTATTGAACTTAGAACCACATCATCATCGTATTCTGCGCCACACATTTCTGAGTATCTTTTATAAGATTCCCACATCTCATCGCCGTTCTTCGGATATATCTCATATCCAATCTCATCAACGTCAATTGGTAGTTCAGAAGTGAGCCACTCAGGTGTGTTTCCTTTTCCCAGCCATCCCAATCTTTTATAAAGTTCTCTATCTTTCCATGCATCTCGATTTGGGTAATGACTGTCAGCAGTGGATATTAATTTAAATCCATACTTTTCTGACAACTGGATGATATATTTATTTAATTCATGTTGCTCGGGAATATTATTCCACTGCAATTCTCCGTACCATCTGTCCCCAAAGATGGCCATCATCTTGCGAGTAGTTTCTCGCATTGCATTTAGAATGGCGTCTTTACCTTCTTCTCGATTCTCCCAATAGTTTCCAGCATATACACCGCCCAAGCAAGCGCTAGCAGCGATGACGCCTTCGTTATGTTTTCTCAGCATTTTATAATCTACTCTTGGAAAACGATAGAAGTTTTCTTTTGAATAAGATTTAGAAACCATTTTAAAGATATTGTTTAATCCTGTTTGGTTTTGTGCAAGAAGAATCAGATGCCTTCTGCGATTTAATATATTCTTAACTGCTTTCTTTGATGAAGCTTCATCTTCAATTGTAGTTGCAGATCTGGACGCGTCTAACTTTCTCTTTTTCTTCTTGTCTTCTTTGGCTTGCTCGTACTCTTCTTTCCACTCAGAAAGACTGGGGAGGAAATACGCTTCCACTCCAAAGATGGGTTTAAAGTTCTTTCCTTCTTTTTGCATCTTTTTTGCATGCAGAACTTGATAAGCCAACCCATTCATATTTCCATGATCGGTCAACGCCAGAGCATCGCTGCCATTTTCAAAAGCAAAATCCATATGCTCTTGAGGATATCCTAATCCATCAAAAGGACTTCCCACAACGCTGTGC